CTATTGTTTTTTGGGCTGAGATCTGGTAGGGCTTTGGAGTCTTTCAAGATTTTTTAGATTATAAAAAGTAGGACGATGGGGCGGGCAGGTGGCCATACCCCCTCTCCCCTATATGTATACATTCATATACATTTTGAAGGAGAAACGGATGTAAACCTGATAGCGCCGCAGCTTTAAAGTCTTCAAAGGCTAATCACAATCTATACCGCTTGTAGCAGAACGCTTAAAGCGGGGATACAGATAAAGAAGACAGGGATGATGATAATATCTATATATAACCCCGGTGGGCTTAATGTCTATTATAGGACTAGAATCACAATCTGTCAAGTATTATTTCATTTATTTGCAGAAACTACTTGACAAACCTGCATTTTAGTCCTATAATGTACATATAATATAACTAAACGCTATATACTATGAGCAAGAAAGAATTAACAACCAAGCAGGAAGCTTTTCTCAACCATCTAGTTGAAGTAGGGGGTGATCCGCGTAAAGCAGCAGAATTAGCTGGCTATGCTGAAAGTAGTTATCCATCGGTTGTTAAAGCTTTAAAGACGGAGATTCTTGATTTAGCTACAACTATCTTAGCCCAGTCTGCACCAAAGGCCGCAATGAAGCTCGTAGACATCATGGACAGTGCAGAGCCTATACCGCAAGCTAACATCCGTATACAAGCAGCACAAACCATATTAGATCGTGTAGGTTTAGGGAAGACCGACAGACTAGACGTAACAGTAAACACGACAGGTGGTTTGTTTATACTACCCGCAAAGACTGAGACAGTCATTGAAGGCAGTTATGAGGAGGTCTAGCAGCACCATACCGTATGGTTACAAGCTAGATGACAGCAACACAGAGCTTCTAACCCCAGTTACAAACGAATTAGATGCTTTAGATAAAGTGCTTCCAATGATTAGAGACAAGACCCTCTCCCTGCGTGAAGGAAGTATGTGGTTAGAATCTACAACAGGCCGTAAGCTATCGCACATGGGCCTGAAAAAGATAGCAGAAAAACGAACATGAACGATTGGGACATAAACCCCGACAACTACGCAAAGGACGATGACGGAGAGTTTATACTAAAACTTGACGGCACACCGCGCAAAAAGTCCGGTAGGGCTAAAGGATCAAAAGGTCGTGGTTATAATTACCATTCTGAGACTAAGGCAAAGATGGCTGCAAAGCGCCAAGTCAAAGACAAAGAAAAGAAACTCAAAGCAGCCCAAAGCAAAATAGATAGCTACAAAAAGTCTATAAGTAAAACTAAAAAGACTTTGAACAAACTAGAAAACAAAGAGTCTTCTATAGAAGGAAAGATAATAGAAGACGTAGAACTCCAAAACATCCCAGAGCCTTTAGCACAAGAAGCCCAAGAAGACATAATCTTCAAGGCTAACGAAGGCCCACAGGAAGACTTCCTCGCAGCAGCCGAGACAGACGTTCTGTACGGTGGTGCAGCAGGGGGTGGTAAGTCCTACGCTATGCTCGTAGACCCGCTTAGATACGCTCACAGAGCCGCTCACAGGGGTCTAATAATAAGACGCTCTATGCCAGAACTACGAGAGCTGATAGACAAAAGCCGCGAACTATACCCAAAAGCCTTTCCGGGCTGTAAGTACAAGGAAGTCGAAAAGCTTTGGAACTTCCCCAGCGGTGCAAAAATAGAGTTTGGGTTCCTTGAGCGAGATGCAGACGTATATCGCTATCAAGGCCAAGCATATAGCTGGATAGGGTTCGATGAGATCACACACCTACCCACAGAGTTTAGCTGGAACTACTTAGCGTCACGATTGCGTACTACCGACTCTGAGATCGTCCCATATATGCGTTGTACAGCAAATCCCGGCGGTGCTGGTGCAACGTGGGTAAAGAAGCGCTACATTGATCCACAGCCCGCTAACACCTCGTTTGAGGGTGCTGATGGCCTAACGCGCAAGTTTATACCCGCACGACTACAGGACAATCCTTTCTTAGCTACAGATGGTCGCTATGAAAAAATGCTACAGGCGTTACCGCCCACACAGCGTCAACAGCTACTAGAAGGTAACTGGGACGTTGCAGAAGGCGCAGCATTTACAGAGTTTAATCCGCTTGACCATGTGATAACACCTTTTGAAATCCCGATGCATTGGGAACGTATAAAAGGAATCGACTACGGCTATGCGTCAGAAAGTGCTTGTGTTTGGGGTACAGTTGATCCCAGCGATGGCACATTGATTATATACAGAGAGCTATACCGCAAAGGTCTTCTTGGTACTGAGTTAGCTGATATGTTGACAAACATGGAGCTAGAAGATCCTTTCAGTGTAGCTGGAGTACTAGATACAGCTTGTTGGAGCCGTACAGGAACAACAGGCCCAACTGTAGGCGAAACACTACAGAGAGCCGGACACAAGCTTAGAAGAGCTGACAAGAACCGGATACAAGGAAAAATTCAAATCCACGAATACTTGAAGATCACGCAAAGCGGTAGGCCACGAATTCAAATATTTAATACATGCCCGAACCTGATACGCGAGCTGCAAAGTATTCCTCTGGATAAATCCAACCCTGAAGATGTCAACACCCACGCGCCTGATCACGCATATGACGCTTTAAGGTATTTAATTATGTCTAGACCGCGCATAAATGACACGCTCAATCAAATGAGACAGTTCCAAAGAGAGCAGCATTTTCAGCCAATAGACTCAACTTTTGGATATTAAAATGAAAAGACAAAAATACAGTAACGGTGGACTACACGTTAAAAAGGATTGGGCTGGTATCGGAAGCATTGAAGGTTCTGCACAAGGCAATCAAAACTACACTTCTGGAAGTGTTACAGCTGTAAAACAAATAGGTGGAGCAACAGTTTCCGCAAATATGTTTAAAGATTCTAAAGGCAATACAGGCTCTAGTTATAGTCTTGGAAAGCAGCTTCCAAAGAATAAGTCAATAAACGCTTATAGCAACAAGGGGGGTTTTGGTGGTAGTGTTTCAAAAACATTTAAAAAGACTGGAATCAACTTAAAAGTCGGAGTAAATAAAGATGCTAGTGGACAACTTAGAGCCAGCATGAGCCTCCAAAAGTCCCTCTAAAGGAAAGCCAAATGAACGAAGAAAACTCGATGTACGACAACGCAGACGAACTCTACTTCAGCCCAGTAGAGGGCGAAAGCGGTCTAGAAATGAATCTAGAAGGCGATGTGCGTTCTCGTTTTGTTGGTTTAATTGAAGATAGGTTTGCAGACGCAGAAAGCGCAAGAGAACAAGACGAGCAGAGATGGCTCCAAGCCTATCACAACTTCAGAGGCTTATACGGTAAAGGCGTAAAGTTTAGAGAATCCGAAAAATCTAAAGTCTTTATTAAAGTAACAAAAACTAAAGTACTTGCTGCATTCGGACAGCTAGTAGATGTTATCTTCGGTACAGGTCAGTTTCCAATTGGCGTAAAAGAAACCAAGATACCAGAAGGAGTTTCTACGTACCAGCATGTAGATATGACTCCGGGTTTAGAAACAAGTGTCCCAACAGAAAAAGAAGAACAAGAAGAAAAAGTTAATCCTTTCGATGTAGGATATGACGGTGACGGAAAGACACTAAAGCCCGGAGCTACTTTTTCAAGCGGTGAATCTGCATTTGAAGAAGCTCTAAAGAAAGGAATTGAAGAAGGCAAAGTTAATCTTACTAATGGCCCTTCTCCAGACCCTCAAGTATTAGAAATCTCTCCGGCTAAAGAAGCTGCTCGACAGATGCAGAAACTAATACACGATCAAATTGAAGAGTCAAACGGTTCTTCTGAATTAAGGAACGCAATTTTTGAAGCATCTTTATTTGGTACTGGAATTGTTAAAGGCCCATTTAACCACAATAAAACTATTGGTCGCTGGACAAAGGACGAAGAAACTGGTGAGCGTAATTATTCTCCTGTTACTGTTCGCGTTCCACGCATCGAATTTGTCAGTATTTGGGACTTTTTTCCAGACCCCAGTGCTACTACGATTGATGAGTGTGAATACACTTTCCACCGACACAAGCTCAACCGATCTCAATTACGTGCATTAGCAAAGCTCCCGTACTTTGACAAAGACGCTATACGCGAATGTCTAATGATGGGGCCAAACTACGAAGAAAAAGATTACGAACACGAACTAAAAGACGATAGCCGAACAGACGAGTACGGTTCAGGTCAATACGAAGTTCTAGAGTACTGGGGTATCATGGATGCTCAGTATGCCCGTGAAGCAGGAATGGAACTCTCAGAAGACATAGATGACTTAGATGAAGTACAAGTTAATGCTTGGATTAGTAATGGCAAGTTACTCCGCTCAGTTGTTAATCCTTTCACTCCATATCGACTGCCCTATAATGCCTTTAGTTACGAGCGTAATCCATATAGCTTTTTTGGTATTGGTGTTGCCGAAAATATGGATGACTCGCAACAGATAATGAACGGCCACGCACGTATGGCAATTGACAACCTTGCGTTGAGCGGATCATTAGTATTTGACGTAGACGAGTCTGCGCTCGTTGGTGGTCAAAGCATGGACATATACCCCGGCAAGGTGTTTAGAAGGCAAGCGGGGATGCAAGGACAAGCTATTCATGGCGTAAAGTTCCCTAACACATCACAAGAAAACATGATGATGTTTGACAAGTTCCGTCAGCTTGCAGACGAACAAACAGGTATTCCAAGCTACTCACACGGACAAACAGGCGTACAGAGCATGACCCGTACTGCATCTGGCATGTCAATGCTATTAGGTGCAGCAAGCCTGAACATCAAAACAGTTGTTAAAAACTTAGATGACTTTTTACTCAAGCCTCTTGGTCAAGCTTACTACCAATGGAACATGCAGTTCTTTGATGGTGACTTAGCTATTGAGGGCGACTTAGAAATCCGAGCTATGGGTACAAATAGCTTGATGCAAAAAGAAGTACGTAGTCAGCGTTTGACAATGTTCCTTCAAACTGCACAGAACCCAGCCATTGCGCCTTTTGTTAAAATCTCTAAGATTATTAGTGAGCTTGCTTACAGTCTTGATCTTGACCCAGATGAGATTCTTAACGATCCAGAAGAAGCTGCGATCATGGCACAAATCATAGGAGCGCAAAATGCTGGACAAGCAAATGGCAGCGAAGCTGTCCCCGCTGGTAAACCAACCGGAGCTATGGGAGGCGTTCAAGGAGCATCTGAACAACCTCAAGAACTTGGAGCTACAGGGACTGGTGGTGGCAACATCGGAACTGGAGCTGTTCCGCAAGCAGGGGAGAGTGAGTTCTCTGGATAGTTTAACCAAACTGAAAGAACAAGTAAAAGAAGCTAAACAGAGAATTGAGGATTAATAAAATGAAAAATGACCCTATGAAAGTTAAATATAATGCAGGCGGTTCAATGCTTGTTCCACTTGAACGTGAAAAGTATGTGGGAGGAACTTTAATCAAAGCCGGAGCTAAAGCAGCTAAAAAACTTTTAGACGAATCTAAAAAACATGTTAATGATTTAAAAAGTAAGGCTTCTAAAGGCCAACGTAAAGTGTCTGCCGCCACTAAAAGTCAACGTGCTACAAGAGACAGTATACGTAAAACAGCCGTTGGAACAGCCGTTGTGTTAGAAGGCCCAGAAGCAATTGAAAAAATATACGATGCTTTAAACGAAACAGAACAAGAAAGATTTAGAAAAGAGTTTAGTTTAGCTTCTACCGAAGGTTTAGATGTTTTTGATTTTACAAACGATGCAGGTAAAACATATTCAGTTAAAGTTTCTATAGCTTCCGGTGACGAGTCGGATACTGTATACGAAAAGAAAATGTCAGGCGGCATGATGAAATACAACGAAGGCGGTTCAATGCTTGTTCCACCTGAAATGCAACAAGACATGCCTGTAGACACTTACGACAACATCCCTGAAGACGAAATGGCAGCAGCAGAAGCCTCTCAGCTTCCAGACAATGAAATGGAAGACGGATATTTAGAGTTTGTGTTAAACGAATCTTTAGACACAGACGATCAAGAATATTTAATGGGCGTTCTAGAAAATGACGAACGTCTAAGCGGCATCTTTGACAAGGTTATGGATGTTGCAGGAGAATTCTCAGGAGAAGGGGAAGTAGATGGCCCCGGAACCGGAGTATCAGATTCGATTCCCGCAAGGTTATCGGATGGTGAATTTGTTTTCACCAAGAAAGCCACCGATCAATTAGGTGCGGATCAGCTACAAACTATGATGGACGATGCTGAACGTGCTTATGATGGAGGCTTAATGAAGAAAGCGTTTGGCGGTATTACGTATGATCCTATGCAAAATGAAAAAATGCCGGGGATGACACAAGATGCACTTACGGAAGAAGAAATCAAGAAACAAATGATTGGCGCTAACCGTATGCCAAGCGTATCGCAATAAGGCCACTCTGTAACCAGACCCCTTATTATTTTATTGACCTAAAGGCTACCTTGAAGTATCGAGACCCTGTATTGACACGCGAACAATACAGCCACCTTGAAAGACTGACAAGCCCCTAAAGGAGTGTGACGATATGTCTGAAGCAATTGAACAAGTAACTGAGGAAGAAGCGAACCCATATAACTCTCGTAAAGACTGGCACGTTGAAGACGCACCAAGTCGAGGAGATGCAAGTGGGATATTTTTTGAAGAGAGACCTAAAGCACAGGCTACCCGCGAAGCGGCCCCTGAACAAGCTGAAGGAACACCCGATAAAAAAACCAATTATAAAAAACGATATGATGATCTAAAGAAGCATTACGATCAGAAGATTGCAAACTTTAAACAAAAGGAGCTGGAGCTTAAAGCAGCGGCTACGCAGGGTCAACCTGAGTATGCGCCTCCTAAGTCTCTAGAAGACCTTGAACAGTTTAGAGAAGAATATCCTGATTTGTATGAAACAGTGGAAACTGTAGCTCACTTGAAAAGTGAACAACAGGTAGAAGCTCTCAGATCAAAGCTGTCTGTTATTGAAGAAAGAGAAGCTGCTATTGCACGTAGAGAAGCTGAATCAGCCCTATACGCAAAGCATCCCGATTTTGAAGATATACGTGGCGATGATAAGTTTCATAACTGGGCGCAAGAACAGCCTGAAGCAATTCAAAGCTGGATTTATGAAAACCCAGATAATGTTACTCTAGCAATCAAAGCTATTGACCTTTATAAAATGGAAAGCGGAATCAGTACTAAGCAAGCTAAGACAAAGAAGTCACAACCCAAGTCTTCAGCGGCAGACTTTGTATCTACTAAAACAACAGCCGTAGATGCAAAAGAACCAAAGATTTGGACTCAACGGGAAATTGCTGCACTGTCCATGAATCAGTTTGATAAATACGAAGCAGATATTGATCAAGCAATCATGGAAGGCAGAGTAGTACCATAATATTAAATTTGTCTTTTTAGGAGAAACATAACATGGCTCAATATTTTGAACCCTCAACAGATACTAATGCTAACTTTGCAAACAGTATCTCTACACAAGCTAACTCATTCTTCCTTCCATCGGTTTACTCAAAGAAGGTTCTTAACTTCTTCCGTAAAGCGTCTGTATGTGAAGCTATCACTAACACCGACTATGCTGGCGAAATCACTGCCTATGGCGACTCTGTAAAGATCATCAAAGAGCCAACGATTTCTGTATCTTCCTACACTCGTGGTGCTACTACAGCAGCTACTAAGCTGACTGACGCAGAAACCACTTTGGTTGTAGATACTGCAAACGCATTTAAGTTTATCGTTGATGACATTGAAACTTCCATGTCTCACGTTAATTTTAAAGAAGTTGCATCTTCATCTGCTGCTTACGCTTTGCGTGACGCATTTGATACTGCTGTAATTGCTTCTATGTTTGCTGGCGTTTCTGCTGCTACTCCTAACCATATTCTTGGTTCGGACAACGCAACTGATATTGCTGCTGGTACTTTTGACGGCACTGGTAACTTAGACATCGGTCAAGGTTCTAGCGAACACGATCCTTTGGATGTAATGGCTCACATGGCCCGTCTTCTTGACGAGCAAAGTGTACCTGAAGAAGGTCGTTGGTTCTTGGCTCCCCCAAGCTTCTATGAGCAGCTTTCTCAGGCAAGCTCTAAGCTGATGTCTGTAGACTTTAACGCTGGTCAAGGCTCTATCCGCAACGGTCTGGTATCTACCGGCAAGCTGCGTGGCTTTGACATGTACAAGTCTAACAACATTGCTGCTACCTCTAATGCTGCTGGCAAAATTCTTTGCGGCCACATTAGTTCTACTGCTACTGCACAAACTATCACCAGCACTGAAGTCATCCGTGACCCAGATAGCTTTGGTGACATTTGTCGCGGCCTGCACGTATTTGGCTCTAAGGTTCTTCGACCTGAAGCTATGGTATCTGCATTCTACGGCGTAGACTAAGCTTGATTAAAGGTGGGGGTGTAAAAGCCCCCATCCTTTTTAAGGAGGACATATGCCACAGGTAGGAAGCAACGCTAAACCTATAATGATAAAAGGTAAGAAGACAGGAAAAATTTTAGGTGATACCGGAAGCTGGTATAAACCAGAAAACAAAAAAAAGTACGAAGCTAATTGGGATGCAATCTTTGGTAAAAAAGAAAGCCCTGAAACAAAAACAAAGGCAGTGTAAACGATGGCTACAACTTATTTAGATTTAACAAACGAACTCTTACGTGAGTTAAACGAAGTTGCACTTACGTCTGCTAATTTTTTACAAGCTAAAAGCGTACAACAACACGCTAAAGATAATATTAACAGAGCTTATTTTGATATTATAAACGCTGAACCGCAATGGCCTTTTTTGTCTGTTGCTGAAAGCGGCCAAACAGACCCTATGTACGGAAACGTATACGTAGAAACTACAGCAGGTACACGCTGGTATGAGTTAAAAGCCTCAAGCTCTGATATAACAACAGACTACGGGTCAATAGACTGGGACAACTTTTACTACACTACTGTAGGAGTAAGCGGAGAAACCGCTCCATATACAGCAGGAAACTTAAAGTTTACTACCACCGAAGAGTGGAAAACTTTTTACAGAGTTCCAGAAAATTTAGATGACGCAGATGCTCAAACCTTTGGTGAGCCTTCTCGTGTTATCCGCAGTCCAGATTCACGAAAGTTTGGATTGAGTCCGATACCGGATAAGACATATCGCGTTTGGTTCTTTGCTTGGAACCTTCCAACAAGACTTAGCGCACACTCAGA